ATCAAGAATTTATAAATACATGGAATAAATTCAAATCTCCTACATTAATATCAAAATACTTAAATATCTCACTAAGGCAAGTATATACTCGCAGAGCCGCCCTAGCTAAAAAATATAATATACCACTGCCGACAGTAACCGATAAAAAAGGTACCGAACAATACGGCTGGCAAGTACCTCAAGAACCCTTTAATCCAAGCTTATCTTTCGATGTAAAAAACGGTTACGCGTTCTTTTTTGGAGATGCTCATTACTGGCCAAATATACCGTCAATTGCTCATGAGGCGTTAATCCGCTTAGCAAAGACTCTGGGGCCTCAGTTGAAACTGATATGCGCCAATGGCGATTTGTTCGACGGGGCGGGGATTTCGAGACACGAGCCATTAGGTTTTATAAAACTTCCTACAGTGCTGCAAGAACTCGATGAAGTAAAAACCAGACTAGCAGAGATAGAACGAGCAGCACCTAAAGCCAAAAAATTCTTCTCGCCCGGTAATCATGATACTAGGTTTGATCGTAGACTAGCAACCGAGGCTAGCGAATTCGCCGGGGTACCGGGGTTTCGTATCCAAGATCATTTAAAGAATTGGCCGATGGCCTACGTAGGAATTATTAATGAAGATTCGGGTTATCCCGTACTTGTCATGCATAACTTCAAAGGTGGTATCCACGCGCCATATAATAACTCGCTGTGGTCAGCTTCCACAATCGTCACAGGTCATCTACATTCCCAGCAACGTACTGCTACAACTACCTTCTTCAAGACATGTTATGGCGTTGACCACGGCGTTTTCGCTGATCCCGATTCACCAGCCTTCAGTTACACAATGGGGCGGCCTAAAAATTGGCGGTCGGGTTTCGCGGTAATTAAATTCGACAGCCAAGGCCGGCATTACCCGCCAGAACTCGTGGAAGTCCAAGTTTATAAAAAATATAAAAGGGCTGTATTCCGTGGAGAAGTTATTGTAGAATCCAAGATTAAATAAGTTAATCTATTGCGGGGTAGCTCAGCTTGGCAGAGCGTCGGACCCATACTCCGAAGGCCGTAGGTTCAAATCCTGCCCCCGCTACCATATTAATTTAACTATGCAAGACATACTCTATATACCCGAGATCGACCACGACATCCCGCTGCCCAAGTCAGCTACGGAGGCCATGCCTGAGCTGACCCCATTCGATGAACTGGAGATGCGGGCTAGGACAATAAAGCTACTGTCTGACTTAACAACGGCGCCCTTAGAGCCCAAACAGACTGATAAAAACGCCGCGCATGAACTTGCTAAGAAAATGATCCAAGATCCTAATTTTAGACCAGATTTTGCTAAGTATTCTGATCCGACTATGGCTTATTTGGCGGGCATGATCCAACGTAGTAATGTCCAATTGGTTGACGAACTGTCAGAATTAAAGAATTACGTAATTAATAAGCTATTGCTAGAAGTAGAAAACGCTACAAGCGCCAAAGATAGAATCTCGGCGCTCAGTAAACTTGGTGAAGTGGATGGTATTGATGCTTTCAAACGCCGAACAGAGATGACTCTTAAGGTAAAGCCTATCGAAGAAGTCGAACGAGAGTTAATAACGGTTATACAGGGTCTAGAATATAAGGTTTTGGAGGACAAATCTCATGAACAAACCCCTGAAAGTAGTCCCGTTAATCTCGAAGACCAAGAAAGAGAAGAATCAGGACGACCGGGAGTTCCGGATATTCTTTCACAAGTTGGTGAAATCTCATAGAAAAGGCGAAATAGAGACCATGTGTGCTGTTTATTTCTCCCCAAATGGAGAATGCTTTACTATTATACCCAGTAATATGAAATTATCTCAGTTGTCTTACGCTATTCATTGTTTACAAAATGAAATGCACAGACATATTAATGAATAATCTTAAAATAACCCCAGAAACTCTTGATAAACTTAAGAAATCTCTGCCAACTATGGCAGAGAAAGAGAAACGGCGTGTCGCTGAGCTTTTAAAGACTTATCAAACAGAGGTAACCAAGAAAAACGGCCGGGAAAACTTCTTGGATTTCATATTACATGTCTACCCCGGCTATAAAATTGGTCCGCATCATAGAAAACTAGCTAATATTTTTGAAGACATATGTAACGGCAAGAAAAAGCGGGTAATAGTAAATATCGCTCCGCGTTTTGGTAAAAGCGAGATGATTAGTTACCTCGCTCCAGCGTATTTTCTGGGTAAATTCCCCCAGAAAAAAATTATTATGTCATCCCATACTGCTGATCTAGCAGTAAATTTTGGCCGGAGGGTTCGCAACCTTGTCTCGTCGGACTTATACAAAGACATTTTCCCCCAAGTTGAACTCCAAGCAGACAGTAAGAGTGCTTCAAGGTGGGGTACGAACTTTAATGGAGAATATTTCGCCATCGGAGTGGGTGGCGCTCTCGCGGGGCGCGGGGCGGATCTCTTTATCATTGACGATCCACACTCAGAGCAGGAAGCAAAACAGAATCGTCCAGAAGTTTTTCTCCCTGCTTGGGAGTGGTTTCAGTCGGGGCCGATTCAGAGATTGATGCCCGGTGGGGCGATCATCGTAGTAATGACGCGGTGGTCCCGGCTTGACCTTACGGGCCAGATTATTGACCACATGACCCGCAACGACGATGCGGATCAGTGGGAAGTCGTTGAATTTCCTGCGGTTTTGAATGAGAAGTCCCTGTGGCCTGAGTTCTGGTCCGTGGATGAGCTGTGGGCCAAGAAAGCCAGCATGGACCCACGATACTGGCAGTCGCAGTACATGCAGAACCCCGTGTCTGAAGAAGGCGCTCTTATTAAAGAGGGCTGGTGGCAAATTTGGGCTGAAGAACGCCCCCCGCAATGCGAGTTCATCATCATGAGCTTGGATAGCGCCCAAGAAGCGCACAACTTGGCGGACTTTAATGCTCTTCAGGTATGGGGAGTATTCTTCAACGAGAGAGTTAATAATTTTAATATTATATTATTGGACGCTTTTAATGAGCGCCTAGAATTTCCAGAACTTAAAGAATTAGTATACAAACAATATTCCGAGTGGCAGCCCGATAGCTTCATCGTAGAGAAGAAATCTTCTGGGGCGGCGCTATACCAAGAGATGCGCAAACTGGGGCTACCTGTTTCGGAGTTTACACCATCGCGTGGTTCTGATAAGATCGCGAGGGTCAATGCAGTATCTGATTTGTTCAGTTCAGGAATAGTCTGGGCACCGGATAGACGCTGGGCTCGTGAAGTAATTATGCAGTGTCAGGACTTCCCTAGTGGACGTAACGATGACCAAGTGGATGCTATGACACTGGCACTATTGAGATTTCGACAAGGTGGATTTTTAAGATTACCTACCGATGAGCCAGAGCCGATTAAGTATTTTAAATCGTCAAGGCGCAGGGAGTATTATTAATGACTTTCTGGACATGGTTTAAGACCGATGGCGATAAAGTATTTACGTTCTTTTCCTTGGCTTCCCTAGCCCTACAGGGAGTTACTGATCTACCCGCTGCCGTAATGAGAGGCGCGTTGATAGCTGGCATTCTTGCTACAGCGGCCCACCAGAGTTTTTTTCCTACCAATACCCCGGAGACAAAATGAGTGATCCTAACCCGCTGCTTGTCGCAGCCGCCCCGTCCCTGATTGCGTCGTTGCAGGCGCTTCAGACCTTCGTGACTAATCTCGGTACTGACCCCACTCAGGTTGCTGTGAAGTTTCCCGGTGCTTCCGCGATTCTTCTTGGGCAGCTTGAGCTTCAGCTGCCGGCACTGCTGGCTAGTGAGTTTGGCGCCGCGCAGGTAGCGGTGAATGCTCAGATTGGCACGCTGATTACGAAGCTTCAGGCCGCGACGACGGCTCCGAAGGCCGCGTAATAATGCCTAAAGCGCCCCCCGTCGTAAGGGAGATTATTTATGCTCCCGCCCCGAAGGACTCAAGGATCACTTTGCAGTTTGTTCAGGGGACCGGGATATCGTCTAGTGCGATAGCTTGGTTCGGCGGGGGGATTTTTAGCCACGTAGATGGCGTGTTGGATAATGGGCGCCTGCTGGGCGCGCGTAGCGATGCGGTAGGCGGGGCCAAGCCGGGGGTTTGGACTAGAGCCCCAGACTACGAGAAGTGGAAGATAAAAAAGACTTTCACTCTTCCTTGTTATAAAGCCCAGCACGATGCGTTTTATAGATTCGCTGCCGATCAAATTGGCAAGCCATATGATAAAAATTCTATTGTGGGGTTCTTTACAGGTCGAGAAGTACGAGAAGACTGGCGTAACCCTTCTGCATGGTTCTGTGCAGAGCTATGGGCCGCTGCTTTAGAAGAATCACTTATTTCCGGCCAGATATTTCTCCCAGTTAATAAAGTAAGTCCTAATAGTCTAGCTTTTATCTTGTCTTCGATGGGAGCGACTATTAGTTAATGAGTATAGACAAGGCTCTTACATCGCCCCCACAGGGTCTTGGGGACTTACCTAATGCTTCTGAACCGGCGTTAGAGATAGTTATTGTCGCTGATGGGGAAGAGAGTAAGAAAGAAGAAGAACAAGAAGAAGAGGATTTCAATGAAAACCTCGCTGAAAAACTCCACGAGGGGGCACTAATAGGTCTCGCTAGTGAGCTGATTGCCA